CCAGTGAATAAGCTAACCGTACCAACAGGCGTACTCCAATTGCTTAAAAATAGTTTTTCAACGACCACAATAGCGCCATCAAATTGACCTTGCACCGCGGCTGAAATAATCGGTACGCTGTTAATCAATGTCGTTGCATCAGCGCCGATTTTAAGAGTCAAAGTATCGACCTCAATACCAACGACCCACTTAACGTTACTTCGCGTGATGTTTAGCCCTTGGCTTGCATACGTTTTGCTGTTGTATGTAATCGGTGATTCTGCCGTGGTGTAATAAAGCGTTGTACCATTATTCATCGCAATCGTATAAAGATCAGCCATGTAGAACTGATTGCTTGAGTTGATTAACGTAATTAATGGTGCGGATAGAGTTCTCATCTTGCTGTAACCAATTCTATTTTTTTCAAAGTCCAAAGGTCTTGCATGAAGTTTTCGTATTCGGATTCATCTTTTGCAAATCGCACTCGGTAGTAAAAGAACCCAAGCCATTTAATGACCGCGCCGCTTGCCGGAGCTGTTGCAAATGTAATTGACAACCCATCGTTTGTGATGCCACTAAGCACAGGAACGTCATTGACAGTCACCGCCACGATGTTATCAGTATAGCCGATAGGCTCTACCCATGAGCCGATTTGATGCACCAGCCTGAATGTCTTTGTTGACCCGTTGCCAGTCCCTACGACTTGATACACTGCGTTATTGTCTGTGGGGTCTTTATAAAGGAAGTCATCGAATGAGCCTTGGCGCAAGTTGTAGAACCCCATGATAGACTGGAGCTCCGCATTCACTACATCAGCGCGAAGAAAATTAAACGATAGAGTGAATCGCCAAATAGGATTTTGATAGTAAGCCGCGCGAAGTTCCCGACCATTTACAGACCGTTGAACTTTCGTTGACCACGTTGGGATCTTAGTCGTTGACCAAGATAACCCCGCCAAAGTTGGAAAAATTGCGTTGCTCATCGTGTAGCAAAGTTCCTATTTTGATTTTTCAGAGAAGCGAATAATGCGCTACCGTTTTCCATAAATAATTTCTTCACACTAGCAGCGTCAACAGCGTGAATTGTAACATTCATACCGCCGCCCGTACCGCCATTTTCTGCCATGTTACGAACTGCATCAGCTTGTGCAGCAGGTAGAACCATTTCCTTTTCGTGCAACTGAGTAATTGGATTTAAACCCGATGGAATATCAAACCCGCCCTCAGCCGATGCGATACGACCAGCGAAACCAAGAACAACACCAGTTGCAGCAACCGCCGCCGCTGGAGCAAGAAATGGCCCAACGATAGGAATCATAGAAATTGATTTGTAAACCGCCGCTGCAGCCTCCCATGCTGCCGACGCGATGTTCTTAATTGCCGCCCAAGCCGTTGCCATCACCGACTGACCAGCAGCCCACCAACTACTCGCCACACGAATTACATTTCCGCCAACTGTCGCCGCCGTTTGTGCATTTTCGCCAAAAATCCACATTGTTACTTTTTTAGCGATGAACTGAGAGAATGCGCCTAATATACCTTGCCATAAGGAAGCCAATCCTTGCCGCAAGGTCATTGCACCACTAACCATTCCAGCAATTGCGCCTTCAAATGATTGACGGATTGAACCGAACATATCAGTAAAGTTTTTAGTCCCTTCCAATGTTGACTTGGATTGAATCTTTCTTACTTCGTCACTGTGCTTTTGTTCCATCTCTATGAGTTGGTCATTAAGCTTTTGACGTTCAACTACACTTCTTGTCGGGTCTTTTTTCAGCAATTCAATACGATCCAAAATTGCTTTTTCTTGAATCGCAAACTTGCGGTTTTCAAACTCAATTTCGCTTTGTAACTCTTGCTCTTTTGTTTGCAAGCCCATCGCGCTAAGTTGCTCAGAGAATTGGCGCTCTGTATCAATCGCCGCCAATCCCATTTTTTCTTTGAACGCAATTTCTTCTTCGCTTAGAGCTTTGTTTTCAGCAGCTGATTTCTTTTGAATCGCAAAATTAATCTCTGCCGACTTTTTCTTTACCTCATTTATTTTTGCATCGCCGTTGGAAAGGCTTGCAAGCTTTTTGTCCCAGAATGCCTTATCAGCTTCTAAGGTCTGCTCGCGCATGTCGTTTTCAAGCATGTACTTGGTTTTCTGCTCAAGTAGTTCTGATTCCCACAACTTCATGCGTTCGTCTTTTGCTTTTCCTTCTTTTGTCTCGCCGCCTGCCGATCTTGGCGCATCTTTTGATGGTTTAGTTGATTCTAACGGCGTTACTTTTTTAGCCGCGCCAACTTCGCCCATTAAAGCGTTGGAAATATCTTCATTCCCTTTTTTGGCGATTGCCGTCATCTTATTTACAGTGGCATCAAAATTAGCCACCATCTTATCGCCCGTTTCACTTACAGCCGATTTGATACCGTCCCAATCAAGGTTCAACGCTGCGACAGCAACCGCCGCCATACCTTTTAGGATGATGATGACATTCTCAATACTGCTTACAATGACCGCGCAAACTTCCTCTACACCTACTCTAAACCCAATAAACGCAACTTGGACAATCCGAATCACGTTCTTAAAAAATTCCATTGCCGTAATTGTTTTGCCGCCAGAACCGAAAGCATCGGTAAATATCCCAACAATTGCACCGACCGAAGTAGATAGCGCCGACCATACCGCCTTTATGGAATCAATAATAGAATCTTGAATGGTCAAATATCCCTGCATCGCCGCGCGTGTCGCTTCGATAGCATCAGGCCCGATTGATGCGAACCAATTTGCCATTTCTGTTAAACGTGGAATCATTTCGCGCCCGATAGTGACGCTAATGTTTTCCATCGTTTGTGAGGCTTGAATATTGGCTTCTTTGTAGTCCTTCATTTGCTGGACTAGCTCTTTGCCGACTACCTCGCCCATTAATTCGGCTTCTTCTCTGGACTTTTTAGTTTCGCCTTCAAACTTATTCACCGCGCCAGAAACATCGCCCCATGCGCGACCATAAATCTTCATACCTTCAATATTGCGATCAGTACCTTCACCAAACTCTCTGAGCTTGGCATTTGTTTCCATCATAATATCTTTGGTGTTGCGGAAATTTCCGTCTTGATCGCGTGTAGCTACGCCGAGTTTTTTAAATGCATCCTCATTTTTATTGAGTTGCATTGTGACCTTGCTCGACATATTCGATAAGGTCTCTTGAGATATGCCGAGGTTATTTGCAGCAGATAGGAAATAACTTGCCTCGGTCGCGTTAATGCCTAACTGCTTACCAAGCGCAACGGCTTCCGATGTGGCATTGACCGCATCAGATACAAAACTTTTCAATGCAGAGCCACCAGCAACCGCAGCAGTAAAAGCCGCGAAGCCTGCCGTAATCATGCCGAAACCAGCATTGAGGCTTTCAAGATGCGACTTCATACCGCTAACACCGTTTTGCACAGTGTCTTTTGCGGCTTTCATTCCCGCTTCGAGTTCGTCTAGCTTTGCGCCAAACTTTACATAAATACCGTCATTGTCATCGGCCATTTAAAAACCTCCAAGTGGGAATGCTGCCATTAATTCTTTGGCCGTTTCTTCTTCGCTCTTTTTCTTCGGCTTTTCAATTCCAAAGTATTTAGCGATCATAATATGCGCAGGCGGTGAATATTCCCAATACCTGTTTAATGCCTCAAGTCTAGGAATATCGAGATCATGTCTCACTTGGTCAAACGTCATTGATGTTGAGCAAACCAAGTGAGCATATAACTCATCCCAATCTAAGGGCTCACCGCCGTCACTTCCCCCGACTTGTCGCCGTCCTTCTTAACCAAACCAGACACGTTCATGACAGCATACATTACGTCCTGCATGTTGCTGATATCAACCAACTCAGAGACACTTTCGCGGGTCATTTCAGGGTAGTTTCGTTTGAGCGAAGATGTCAAAGCATCGATCACTAAACCGACATCACTCATGTCGCCATTGTACTTGGCTAAACGACCCTGTAAGGCTTCCACCGCCGCCAAACTTAATGGCGGCACGATCAATGTTTGACCGTCTGAAAATGTAACCTCAATACCTTTTACGCGCGGCGTATTCATGTCAATCCTTTGTCTAGTTCAGTTAAAAATTAAGCGTCAGTCAATGCCCATGTAGCAATTTGACCGTCAGATTTTGCGAATGCTTGGAAGTCAAATTCAGGAACCATGAAATCATCCAACTTAGTCGCAAACCCCATTTTACTAGCGATACAGTTCGGGAATGTGAGAATCAAAGTTTTACCTTGATAATTCATCGCAAATTCTGCTGTAAATGTTGGCGCATAACCCATTGGAAAATTCATTACAGTGGATTTTTTCGCCGTGGTGCTAGTCGCTGTATATTGGAAGTCAATGAATACAGTACGAGTAGAATCAGCAGCGGCGAACGTATAAACACCCGCCGTTACAGAGTATTGGCCCGTAGCAGGCGCACTTGCAACGCGAGTAAATGGAATGCCGTTTGAATCACGAACGCCCAAGTCTTTTGACCATGTACCACTACCTGGTACTGTTGGCGTTACTGTCGCCGCCGCAAGTTGACCTGTCGTATCAAATACGTCTGCAATGATGCCGCTTGTCATCGTTTGACCGAAAAACAAAGAGTTAATCAAAGAGCCGTTCAACTGAGCCATTTTAGCTTTGCCAGTAATCTTGCCTTTGCCGCGACCAACAGCAACCGCAAATTGCAATTGACCGTGAAGCTCTTTTGTTTCAAAGCTCATGTCAATTGCGATGTCTTGCAATGTGCCGAATAAAACGGGAGTTGGATTAACCAACGCCGCGCCTGTTGCGTCTGTTGTAGGGATGCCCCAAAGTGTTCCCGCGCCGAATGCGTATTGTGCCATGATGTTTTCCTTTACTGTTAGTTAGTTTCTGCTTTTGCTTTTGGCGCTGTGACTTCGGTGAAGCCGTTACTCAAAATCAAAACTTTATAATTATCTGGAAGGTCGATAGTTCCGTCATCTTCTGCGACATATTCAACACCAGCAATATTGATTCCCTTTACATCTTTTGGGCATTTAAATTTCATGATCTTTCACTCCTTAAGTTACAAGTATTTTGATGGGGACTATTGCTAGTGCTTCATCGCCTAAATTACCTTCAAAAATCTGCGTTACGCCTTCGATCCAACAATGATGCACTTTGTTATTAAGGTTCTGAGCCGTGTTATTGGTAGGCTTTAATGGGTTCTCTTGGTGTGATAGAGTTGC